GCTTCTTTGGTAAATACCGAATGCGATAAATGTCAACTCCGATCAGGATTAAACGCTCTGCTGTTCCTGGCAAGAGACCTACAGTAGATCAATTATTAAGTGCAGAATTAGCATACAACACCTATGATGGTGAGTTAACTGCCAAAAGAGAACGTCCTGGAATCGGCACGGATATTATTCGCATCGGTGCAGGAGCAACAGTTACAAATGTAATCTATGTCACAAGAGACGGAAACGATACAAACACAGGACTCAAACTCGGAGACGCAAAAGCAACCATTGCAGGAGCAGTTGCAATCTCAACAGCAGGTTCAGTTATTAGAGTTAGTGCTGGATCTTATGTAGAGAATAATCCAATTGCACTACCAGACCAAGTAAGTATTGTTGGTGATAGTTTAAGAGAGGTCTCAGTTACTCCGCAGAATCAAGGAGACCTCTTTTATGTTGGGAATGGAAACTATATCGCTGAAATGTCGTTTGTAGGTTCTGCAAACACTGGTGCTATTTTTGCATTCAATCCTAACAAACCAGTTTTTAATAATCAGTCACCATATATTCAGAACTGTACCAACTTCATTCCTAATAGTATTGGAATGAAGATTGATGGTAAGCATTCGATTGGACCAACCAAGTCAATGGTTCTCGACTCTTATACCCAATATAATCAGGGTGGTATTGGAGTTTCAATTACCAATGAAGGATATGCTCAGTTAGTTTCGCTCTTCACAATTTGCCCAGACACTGCAGTCTTTTGTGGAACTGGTGCTGCCTGTGATCTTACAAACTCTAACGCATCATTTGGTAATTATGGTCTTGTTGCTGATGGCATTGGATCAAAAAAATATACAGCAATTATAACTCAAGCAGCAGATGTAAATAGCGATACTTTTGTATTGGATGTTTCTGTACAACCTTTAGCAATTTCAACGGCATCTTATTCGAACTCCACAGGATTAACCACGATTACAACATCAACTCCTCACGGTTTTAATGTTGGAATGGGGGTAACGATTAAGAATCTTGCATTTCTTTGCCCATCAGCAGGAGACCCTCCCGATATACCTGTAAGAACAATTAGTAATGCTGTCTATGATAATGTAACTGGAATTGCTACAATTACCACCTCAGTTTCCAATCACCGTTTTGGTGTTGGAATGGGAGTCAGTCTTGCAGGACTTGGGTTTACTTGCCCTTCTGGTCCAGCAACTTTAACTTATCCAAGTGGTAAAGAAGGATATGTTTTTAGAGTTGATTCAATTCCAGCATCTAATCAGTTTACCGTAAATGTTGGAACATCAACTTTACCTCATACTTATGTGTCTGGTGGAACTGCAACCTTTATGGGTTACGTATTTCCTAGTGGTAATTATGGAAATATATTTGAAGTTCAATCAATTCCTACTTTAAATTCTTTTACTGTTTATACTGGCATTTCAACTCTCGCTCACACTTATGTTGCTGGAGGAACTGCAAAGATCAATGTTGTAAGACCTTTTGATGGACAGGTTGTTTATTTTGATGACTTATATTATACAGTTAATAAGATTCGAGTCAGTGCTGGTGGAACTGGATATAATTCAAGTCCAATTGTTACTATCTCTGCTCCATCAGAATCTTGGGGAGTTCAGGCAACAGCAGTCGCAGAAATTTCAAATGGTTCTGTAACTGGAATTGAAATTGTCTCAAGTGGAAGAGGTTATACGACGGCACCAGCAATTACAATTGCTGGTCCTGATGTAGGGATAAATACATCAACAGCAACTTTAGAATTACTTCCAACATATTATTCTGTCATAAGTTCAACTCCAGTTTCTTCTGGTATTTGTACAATTACTGTGAGTGATAATGTTCCTTATGCAGTTGGTGTTGGTTCGACTGTTCCATTTTTTAAGCAAAGTAGAGTATTAGCATCTGGACATTCTTTTGAATATATTGGTTCTGGTACAAATATTAATGGTGCTCTTCCTGCTCAAGGTGGTGTTCCAATTCAAGATAATGAAGTTGATATGAGAAATGGTGGACTGATTGTTTTTACAAGTACGGACCAATCGGGAAACTTTAGAATTGGTGATGGTGTAGTTGTTAATCAAACTACGGGAACAATTTCTGGAACATCTTATTCGAGGAGTTTATTCTCGACAATGACACCATTCATTCTAGCATTAGGAGGAGAATAATAGAATGGCACTAGCACTTAATGTATTTAAAACAGTCACCAAAGTAGCACTAACAAATGCTGTAGGGATTTATACTGCTCCTGTAGGATATACTGGCGTAGTTCTTTTGGCGCAGGTAACAAATATTGGTAGTGAAACTCAAACAGTTTCTTTTTCACATCAAAGAACATCTGCAGGAATTGCAGTGACTACTGAAATTTTGAAAGATTTTCCAATTTCTGCGAGTGATAGTGCAAATCTTCTTTCAGGTAAATTGGTTCTTGAATCTAATGATGTACTTGTATTATCTGCAAGTAGTGGAACTGATATTAAATTTCTTGGTAGCATCTTAGAAACACTTAACTAATAACTATCACCTAAAATGGCAAAGTATACCAGCGGTAGGCAGAAAAATCTAAAAGTAGGTATTGTATCCTATAGTGAAAATCTTACTTCAGTTGAGGTAGTTGGTAAGGTTGGTATTGGTACGACAAACGCTGGTGGAAGAAGTTTATATGTAATTGGCGATACTCAAATTACTGGAGTCACCACACTTGCATCTGCTGGTGGTATTACAACAACTGGTGGTGACTTATATGTTGGTGGAGATTTATATGTTTCTGACGATTTAGTTTTTGATGAATTTACTGCTCGTAATGTGAATGTAACTGGTGTTGGAACTGTTGGATTCCTAACTGCTACTAACTTATATGTTTCTGGTATTTCTACTCTTGCTGGCAAGATTGTATCTGGAAATGGAATTGGAAACACAAATCTTTCAAATACCCTAAATTACTCTTCATCTTCTGGTATTGCAGCATTTAGACCTATAAGTTTAGTTGATAGTGCTGCTGGTATTAAAATATCCAGAAATGCAGGCACATTGAATGGTGCGGCAATTGAACTACAAACTTGGGATGTTGGTTTTGTTACAAATTATTCGTATTGGGATGTAAATGCTGAAAATGGGTATTTTGGAATTCGTGATAGAAAAAACAGTCGTAGTAGAATTTTTATTGATGATGTTGGTAATATTTTACTTGGAGCAACTTCTGCAAGTTTTACAACTAATTACAGTCAATTGGTTGGTATTGGTACTGATAAATTACTAAATGTTTTAGGAAATTCTTATATTTCTGGTTCTGTTGGTATTGGAACCACAAATCCAACATCAACACTTACAGTTCAGGGTGATGTTCTTGTATCTGGTGTTGTTACAGCAACAACCTTTGTAGGTGCTTTAACTGGAATAGCAGCATCTGCAACTCAACTTGTAACACCGAGAACTTTTGAAATTACTGGTGACGTTGTTGCTTCTCCAGTATTTTTTGATGGAACTGGTAATGTATCATTAGCAGCGACCATTCAACCCAATAGTGTCGGTTTAGGAACTGATACGACTGGTGATTATGTAACAAACATCTCTGGAACTTCAAATCAAATAACAGTTACTTCTGGAACTGGTGAGGGTTCTACACCAACATTAAGTCTTCCAAGTAATCTAGTTGTTCCTCAAGACTTAACAGTTACTAGAGATTTACAAGTCAATCGTAACTTAAATGTCACTGGTAATGTTACAATTGGCGGAACAACCGCATTTATTAATGTTCCGACATTAACTGTTTTTGACCCTGATATTGTTCTTGGTTTTAGGACTGATGCATTTGGTAATGATGTTTCCAATGACAATACTGCTAATCACGGTGGTGTTGCTCTTGCTTCAACAGAGGGAAATCCATTAGTTGATCTTTTTATTGCTGGTATTGAAACTAATCCTGCCACATATAAGAAAATTATGTGGTTCAAGGAAGGCACCTTTGCCGGTCTTGGTACTGATGCTTGGTTAATTAACTATGCGGTTGGCATTGGATCAACACAGTTCCCTAATGGAACAAGACTTGCTGCTGGTAATGTCCAATTCACTCAAAATGATTTAGCAGTCGTAAGAAACATTAATGCAAGTGGTGTTGGCACAATTCCAACTCTGTCAGGAACTACAGCAACTTATGGTACTGGCAACTTCACTACTGGTAATATTGTAACTGGTATTGTTACAACCTTAACGAGTACAAATGCTACTCTAACCAACATTAATTCTTCTGGTGTCTCAACACTTGGAATTACTACATTCACAGGTGCCGTAAGTTTTGGAACTTCTGCTTACTTTGGTGATAATGGTAGGATTATTTTAGGTGATGGTAATGATTTAGAGATTTATCACAATGGATCTACTAGTTTTATTTTAGATAATGGAACTGGAAATCTTGCTTTAGGATCAAACGGAGACAGAGTTTCCATAGTAAAAGGAACTGGAACAGAAACTCTTGCAAGATTTAATATAGATGATTCTGTTGAACTTTGGTTTAATAATGTAAAACAATTTGAAACCACTGGATATGGTGCAACGGTCTTTGGTATTCTTCAGACACAAGGACTTCAAGTTTCTGGTGTTTCAACATTAGGTATTACAACTACTACTAATTTAACAACCCAAAACATTAATAACTCTGGTATTACAACTACCAACTCTCTGAGCATTGATGCTACTCAAGTCATTAGTTCTGCAAGACAACTTCAGAACATTGCTTCACTTGATGCTACAACAACGGCAACAATTGAATCTGCAAT